CTAAGCGTTCAACCCGCATTTTCATAACGTTGATTTCTTCCTGCAAGTTACCACATAGTACGTCTAATTCATGATAATCCATCACTGTAAAGTCTCCCATGTTTCAAACGGCGTTTTACGATCAGCGATCAACTCAAAGATAGTATTTTCAAGCTCTTTGACTTCTTCCATAGTGACATGAGACGCGTCAAGTTTTCCTTCCAACACAGCCATCATAATCATTTGTCTATCTTCAGTCATCAGTGAGCTCCTTTTGTTTGAATCGCTTCTCTTGAATAGTTTCCTCGTCAAAGAATTTACGTGGGTTCCCGCACATATGACAGTTAGGATCCCCACAGCTTACGCCTGACATCTTATGATAACGATGCGGTTCATCATCTGGAAAACGATGAGCTTTTCGAATCTTCATCTGTTTGCTGATGTGATTCTGCTTTTGACGAATTCGTTCTTCGTGTTTATTACGTTGAGATTGATCTGCCACTTTTTAGTTTCCTACATTCATCACGCACTTCTGCTGGATAATCTGGAGAAATTTCAGCTATATCGCAATTATAAACTTTTACACGTTCATCATCACTACTTAAATATCCATATAGTGTTACCGCCCAGAAAACTGAGCCGCTAAATGCTAAAAATATAACTAAATATTGTTTTAGTGTAGTCATTATAACATTCGAATCAATCCGACTGTGTCGATTGTGGTGAGAAGAATATAATTAGCAAGCATACCAAATGATTTACGAGTATAGGCAGCCCAAGCATACATAGCACAACCGGCAATCCAAATAGGGTATAGGATGAGAAGAGGTGGAGTTGGAACGGTGAGAGCCATAGTGATACTACAACCAATGCTAATAGCCCAAGCAACGAGTTCAACAATAAAGCGTATTTTACCACTTTTCCAATCATCTTTAATCCATGTTAATGTTGGTCCAAATATTGTATCTATCATATTACCACCAAGAATCATAATACACAGCGTCACCTTGCTTAATCGCTTCGCGAGCTTCGAAGATAAACTTCATTGTCGATGCGATGTCTTCAGGATAAATCGTTTGAGCACCAAAGAAGAACCCTTCAGTTGGAACTAATTTGTTTTCACCGATGTCTCGTTGAAGTCGATCAAGATCTTCGAGGTGCAACCGAATAGGTGCACAGTTAAAAGATTCCTTTGGACCTCCACGATCTTTGTAGAGGTTTTCCATCCAGCCGTGAAGAGCGTTAAACTTACGCCAGTAAGCTAGATCTTCTGTAGGGTTTTGATCTGAGTTAAACTCAAAGTCATTTACAACGTGTTCTTTCTTAACACGATAAGCGTACATATCCAAACCCATTTTAAATCTCCTCAACCGTTACACGATACATTTTGCCATTCACATCAACAACGCCCATAGTCTTTTTAGTAGACTTGAATGAACCGGTTTCAGTGAGATCATAGTTGATTTTTCCAATGTTGCCAACTAAAGATCCAGCTTTGTTTGCATCTTCTTTTAATGCAGTTTTGATGCGGTCTGCAATGTAATCACAATACGCTATCATATCAATATTCCTTCTTATCGCCAAACTGTTCATTAAAATCGAAACCTGCATTGTAGTCAGCGACTTCTTTTTCGCTCATGTCTACCATTTCTAAACGTGTTGAGTTATGAGTATCACCGACATAGTAATGAGGATTGCGACCACGACCATAGTAGCTGTCTGCGCTACCGCGATCAAATGGGCCGCCATGCCGTGTGTTATACTTTTCACGGTCTTTGTAAGATTCAAATGTTTGCATAATATATTCCTTAACCGTTGATAGGATTATTATATCACAAAAATAACCCGCTGTACAGGGCTAACCTCGACGCATGCGGGCCTGTTCTTTAGCATCGTCCTCACTAAAGATAGGCACTGCATTAGACTTGTGAAGCGTACCAATACCAAGCATCTTATCGCCGGTGTACTTATGTACTTGCTTTTTAGTCGTATCATGGAAGCCACTATTCAACGATGGATAATGAGGCGTTTCACGTACAAAAGGCTTAGGCCTAGACAAAGGCTTTGCAACTTTTGGCAAAGTTTTCTTAGGCTCATACTTTTTGATGAGTGCTTCCCAGTCAGCTTGCAGCTGACGCTGCTTAGCAGTTGGCTTACGCTTTTTAGATTTTTGATGAGTATAAATTAACACAACCAATCCTAATTTTCACTGTTGAAATAATATTATACCATAGAATCTCGCAGAAGTACAGGGCTAGATGTAATTGTTTACTAAATTAGTATACTATTCATAAGTTGTTGATTTTAAACGACTTTTCCGGTCCGTCAGGAGGGCCTACGGGAAGCCGATCCTGCAAGCCTTATATTACCATTCCAGAAACGAACAGGAGCCCCGAAGGGCTCCTGCCGAGATATGGATCACCTACTTTCTAGTGTCTATATGATACGCCCCACTCAAACGGGTGGCGTTCCTCTTCTGTGATTTGTACAATATAAGCGTCTATGTGAGCTTTCTTATTGAGTAGCCTACTGGCTACATCGCTTCTACCCTCCTTCTTCATGCGTGCAATGTGATGATCTATTTCGCGTGAATCTTTTTTGAGTTTTTCTATTTGGGAAGGAACCATGCGTTCTCCTTGTTTTAAGTTGTACATATTTTAATCACATGATATAGTACACTAGTCTATAAGCTTACCTCCGATAAAGAAAAACGGACCACAGTCATTTAAGACTTGGTCCGTCGTGTTATTAGTATGGATGTATTCCATACAGTTATTTATTTAAAAATCAATCCTGGGAATGCTTCTTGAACTAATTTTTTGGTTAATCCTTTATAGACACCATCAAGTTCTTTATCTTTCATCTTACAGATTAACTCTGCTTCTTTGCCGTCAATTCTGTAGAGAACATCAATAAACATACGTTCACGTCTCAATGCGTTTACCTGTTCACCAGGACCGCCCTTGACGAAGTATCTAAACTTTTTTGTCTCGTGTACTAAGTGCGTCTTGTCGTACTTCTTCTTTTCGTTCTCATCGATTGGTGGTTTACCCTTCGGAAGAATGAATTGAACTGTATCGTCAAACGCGCCTTTTAATACGTCTCTAAGCTCTAATGAGTTGTGCTTACGTAGGATCTCAACTTTTTCTTTCTTCGAGTCCGTCTTAGCTACCAACTCTAAAACTTCAGAAACTAAAATTCTTTTTGCCATTAAAATTCACTCACTGATTCAACTAATAGGTTGCAACGTTTTTTAATCAAATAGTCAAGAATACGCGATCTAGGCGCCATTTCTTGTGATTCATAGGTATTTATAATTTGATCTTTGATCTCTTGTGGCACTTTACTTAGATCAATGAGTTGCAGGTTACGCTGATAGTTGCGATACGTTTCAGTATCCATAGCGCTCTGAAGGTTCTCAGCTGACGCTAACCATGCGTCGATTTTCTTCTGAGTGATCGGCGATTGGCGTTCGCCAGATACAATGGCATTGTCACCGGAAAGAATATTAGGAATACCATCACCTTTATCACCGCGGATAATATGCTCAAACAAATATAAGTGAGGGTTAGCGTCTGCGACGAGTTTTTTCTGAATGGGAGAAAATTGCTTGACATTTTTGTATTTCTGAAGTTGAATAAAATCACCGTCAGAAGAGATGATCATAACAGGTTCAGCTTTACCGAATTCCTGTGTTTGTTCAACTAGAGTACCAATAACGTCGTCAGCTTCTACACCTTCAATATGTACAAACTTGTAGGGGAAGTTACCTTTGATCTCTTCTCTGATTTGATTGAGGTAAGTAAAAAACAAATCCCAGTCCATAGAAGACTCAGCACGAGCTTTCTTACGGTGAGCTTTATATTGTGGGAATACACGCTTACGCCAAGAGTTAGCACCATCACAGGCGATAACCATTTGGCCATACTCTTCGCGATACTTTTTATTGTACATGCGAATTGAGTTAAGAATCATGTGGCGAAGGAAGCCTTCACTAAGCTCAGCGTTAGGTTGAGCCATGAATGAGGCGATGGAGATTTGTGAGAAGTCAATGATTATCATGATGTTGTTCTTCGGCTGCCTTTTTTAAATTTGCTGCGATGACTTTGAGGTGTTCGTGCATAAAGTGGTTGACGCCAAGCTTTCTGCATAACGCTGCATTGAGAATATTGAGGACAACGCCAAGGTCATCGAAGAGCTCAGGATCTCGCGGGTCAAAACCGAATTCGTGTAGAGTAGCCGATAGTTGAGTGATAAGAGCTCTGCTAAATTCTTGGGCATATTGTTCATTAGTATATTCTTTCTTAGATGGGAATTGTATAACCTGTCCCATTATTATATCACACCTGTTGCCCGTTGTAAACCCTTAATATGCGAGCGATGGACTTTAACCATAATCCAATCGTTGTAGTATTGATCTGAAGTCAATACTCCGCGGGTAAATTGCTCGTGAGCTTCTAGATAATTACACTCACCTTTAGTCTTACATACGTGTAAGATCTCGCGAGTATAGTTATCCTCACCTAGTTGTTTAACTTCTTCAACTAAGACTTTATTAGATCCAAAGTAAGTCTTCCAATCGGATTCGACTTTGGATCTTTTTTTCTTGCCTTTGATTTGTTTTGTCTTGCTAGACCAGAAAAACTTTTTGCCAATGTATTGTTTATTGGTTGTCTTGCAAGTGATTAGGTATACAAAACCGTAGATGTCTTTGTGTGTAGATTCACCAAGCTCAAACGGCTTACCATTCATCGTCCATGTCATTATTAGGATACTCCATTTCATCCAATTCCTCTTCTATATATGGAGTTCCGCAGAATGGACAATACAACGGCTCTTGTCCTATATCATCGTAATCATATTCTATCTTTGCTTCACATGCACATTCTTTGCATTCAAAACTTTTTTTCGTCATAGCGCTTGTTCTTTTAATTCTAACCAGGTTTTAGTTTTATCATAGTCACCAATGAGTTGTTCACCTATAAAAACTTGAGGCACTGAACGAAGGCCATGACTAACGACTACATCACGGCCTGCTGCATTAGTTTCTATATCTATCTCTGTGTATTTTACACCTTTAGAATCAAGAAGTGCTTTAACTTTTACACAGTTAGGACAAACTTTCTTTGAATACACAATCATCATAGTGATAATCCTTTTAGTGTTTCAGCTGAAACGTCTTGTTTAACTCCTCCAGTGATGTAAGAAGTAATCTCTGTTTCTTGTGGAGCAACCTGTACGTTACCACCACTGATCCACTTTTCAGTCCAAGGCAATGGATTTGACTGTGAAACTGTATATGGACAGTGATAGCTTAGTGTACGCATACGGCGGCAACCAATCCACTCAACGTAGTCAGCTAATAGTTTCTCATTTAAACCAATCATTGAGCCGTCTTTGAATAGGTACTTTGCCCACTCTTTTTCTTGCTCAATAGCAGATACAAACATATCGTTAACTTGTTGTTCTGTTTCTTGACGAATCTTTGCAAAGTCTGCATCGTCTTTGATCAAGTGCTTGATGATAGAAGTGCTTGCTGCAAGGTGAGTATTCTCATCTCGAGCGATAAACTTAATAACTTTAGCGTTACCTTCCATCTTCTTCAACTCTGCGAAAGCCCATGAACAAGCGAATGAAACGTAGAAACGAATACCTTCTAGAATGTATACACTCATCAAGCAAAGGAATAGCTTCTTCTTTAATTCATACATGTCGATGTTGATAGTCTCACCATTAACAGTATGTTTACCAACACCTAGTAATTCATAATAGCGTGAATACTGAATGAATTCGTCGTAGTAAACAGAGATATCGTGAGCGCAATCAAGGATTGGCTGAATAGATTTAATCTCATCGAACACTACTGAAGGATTAGCATATACGTTACGAATGATGTGAGTGTATGAGCGTGAGTGAATAGTCTCAAAGAACGCCCAAGTTTCAACCATTACTTCTAACTCTGGAACAGAAGCCATAGGCAAAAATGCAAGGTTCGGTGAACGACCTTGCACTGAGTCTAATAGGATTTGACGCTTAAGATTAGATGTAAAGATGTGTTGCTCATGATCGTTAAGCTCATGAAAGTCTTTACGATCTTTTGATAAATCAACTTCTTCTGGACGCCAGAAGAAACCTAACTGCTTATCTGTAATTTTTTCAAACTGACCATAGCGCACTGCATCATACCTTGCTATGTCTACTGATTCACCAAAAAACATTGGTGATTCTAAATGGCTTTTTGTTTTTAACTTAAAGACTGAAGACATTACCACTTCCCTATTGGACATTGACTAGTGGGTGGAAGTATTTTAAAAAGAATAATACAACCACACACCTTACATTTTTCTATTTGATCTTTTGTGCAGTGCTGACACTCTTTACAAGTGTCATACCGCTGTTGGACTATTTGTTTTAAATCTTGCATGATTCACAATCATCTTCACCTTCAACTGGCTGAGATAGTTGCTCTTCAATCGCCTTAAATTCTTTTTCGTGAATCTCACCAGCACCATCAAAGGTGTTGAAGTAATATAGTTGCTTACCACCATACTTATAAAACATCACCAAGTGCTTGATCATCTCTGACATTGGCACCTTGTGATCCTCATAGTTTTCTGGATTATATGATGTGTTGACAGAGATACCCTGATCGATATACTTTTGCAACACAGCACAAATCTTTAAGTAACCCTCTGGAGATTTTTGAGACCACAGAAGATCATACTGATTCTTTAACTTATGGTAACCTGGAACTACTTGAGCCATTACACCATCTTTAGACTGCTTGAATGATACAAGAGCTCTTGGAGGTTCAATACCATTAGTTGAATTACTAATCTGTGCAGAT